GAAGATCATATACGCAGCCAGTCTCTCTGCGGTATTCGTCTAAAATGCGTGCATAATGCGTTAAACCTTCGCCTGAATTTTCATAATAATTGACAAGATGAATCTCTTTTCCAACAAACTGAGCAAACCAAATAGCCGTAGAATCGCCGACACCGAGGTCCCAATACGTTCTAACGGGTACTGCTGGATCATACGCAACTCTTGTGATCTGTCCTTTTTTGCGCAATTCGTCTATCTGGCGGCCATAATAGGAGCCTTCTTGACCTCGATTAAAGTTGCAATAAAACTCTTGCTGAATCATGTCTTCTGGCATCCCTTTGCGGCGCTCGGCTTCTACTTGCTCTTCAGTCAACACTCCGGTATCTCTAACGGTAAGGACTTGGAAGAACCAGTCAGACGGATTCTTACGGGCAATTTCGGCAAGCTCCCACCCATGGTTTTTACCTCGAGGCGTATAGATAAAAGCACACCATCCACCGTTGGCTGCCAGAATTGGTTTAACGAAATCATATGCCATAGGATCCATAAGAGACCACTCACTGAAAATGACTCCTCTTGGGTTGGTTCCCATGATAGCGTCGTAGCTATCGGCTCCTATAAGCTGTATCAAAGACAGACCTTTAGCTCCCTTGATCCATATCTTCATCTCAGTGTTATTCGGATTTCCATCAACAATTTGCTTAGGAATGTAGTCGAGCATTCGTTGGCCAGTGTTTGTCATACCATCCCAAACTACACGCTTAGCCTGAGCAAAGGAAGGAAGAAAATAGTAGTAAGTACCAGGCTCAAGATAGGCACGTTTAATCATATAATTCCACATAGTGGTGTCTTTACCGCCCCGTCTATGTACGACCCAACATGCGTTTCGGCAACCGTCGTCTAAGGCGTTTAAAATTTTCTCTTGGTATGGCCTGGGTGAATATCCATAGGGAAGCGTTAATTTGCCCACGATTTCTCCTTAACTTTTTATTCTTCTGATGAAAAAATTAAAAAAAATACTTTACATAATAGATAAAAAAAAGAGATTTGCTCGGGCTAAATTTTCTTACGTCGATGAACCCGAGCTTTTAATTTATCTCCCCAGCCTATCGTACGCACTCCAGAGATCCTCCCCCACCCCTCCCGAAGAATAAGCCAGAAACAAAACACAGAGTCTATTGAGAAGTGTAGCGATAACAGGCTACATACACCGGATAGTTCCTAACCAGTGTCACTATCAAGCGAACAAAAACTAAATCGCCATGTATTTGTAGGAGGCGTTCTTGTGGTGTTTCACTTACATAGAACTTATCTGGATAAAGTTTTCCAAATTCTTTCAGCGCATCAAATACATTCATTGTGGGTCTTTCTAAATAAAAGTCCTTAAAATCCTGTAGAGCATCTACTTTTTCTAAAATATCCAAGGAAATTTTAATTTGAGTTTCTATAATAGATTTTGTCAAAAATGATGCTGCAGATTTTCTCACTGCTTGATTAGAGGATGCATATTCTATAGATTTTTCTATGCAATCTCTTAATTCAGTGAACCTATTCTTCTCTTTTCTCATCATTTTTACTCTCTATCTCATCCATGCAGCGGATTTTGTGTCCTTTCTCAATCTGCCTAAAATATTCACAAACCTTTCCTTCTTTAGGAGGAATTGTAAAAAACATCTGTATTGTGTCAGGAATTGCCCTGTATCTATAGCAATCCTTCTTCATGGAGCAATCTCCCCCTACGCACATAGAAATGTCAGGCACAACCATTTTTCCTTTTGATAATTGCAACAATAGCTATCCATTCTTACCTGCTTGCAATTCCATTCTCTTCCAAAGATCTTTGAAGTGAATTTTGATATTACACAATCTTCCCGCATGAGTTTCAGCTATGCGAGAGACAAGATATACAGTACGAATCAGACGCACGTTCCGCTCGTTTTCTTCTCCTACAGCGTCAGAAACCCAATCAGCCTCATTTTCGACATCATAAAGCTCAAAAAGAGGTATAATATCTCGCAAAAATGCTGTTAGCTGATCACAATCCCAATACTCTAGAAATTCGTTGATTTCTTGCTCGAGGTGCTTTTTCCTGGCCACTACTCAACAACTCCTAAGATATCTCGTTCTGTAACCAGCAAATGTTCTTCATCTGTTTTGTTAATCTTGGAACCAGCATAAGGAACTATTAGCAGTGTTTCTCCAGGCTCAACTTCAAGTTCAACTCCCCCGCCTTTATTGACCAAGACAACTTCAAAAGGCTCATCTTTAATCGTAACATTTAGGATTAAACTACTTTTCTTCTCTTGTGGTTTAATCTTCACAAGTAGATTGCGTCCGAGTGCTCTTAACATATTCCCTGACTTTTCTTTTTAAGTGTTTCGATAAGGCTCGTTCTTTGTTCTTCTTTAACCTTTTTACTATCAGATGATTTTAGCTTGCTTAAAGAGGGCTTTTTACCATTTGGAACGACGCTATTTTGGTTATATGCCGGTTTATAGATTGGCCCTTTTAACCGATTTTCGAGGGCTTCTACGCTTTCGATTTCACGTTTCAAATACCATAAAGCTTTCTTTAGGTCTTGTAGTTCATTTTCTTTCTTTCCAGACCTTAGAGCGTATTTTATGACATTTCCAAGGTTGAAGTTCAGATTGAATGCTTCTATCACCTGTATAGCTTCTATCCCGTTTTGAGATATGTAGTGAGAAGGACTATTAATTACATCGTTTTTCATTTTACTCCTCCGATGAGTTAGAAGTGTTTGGAAGTTTTTCAATTGCCCCCTCGGATGTTTCTATAATTAAGTCGCTCAAGCTAGAGAATGTTGGATCGTAGCCATTATCAAATACAACATAAAATAGACTTGGATCTAAGTAGCATCTTAAGGGGCACACATCAACCTGTTAAAGTGTATTTTTTAATTTATCTTGTATGGCTTGCAATATCCAACCTGTCTTAGAGATCCCCACGGTCTTAGTTAGTGCTTCATCTATCTCTCTAGACATGTTTTTCGGCATCCTAAGATTGAAATTTGTGTGAGTGTCTTGGTTGTCTAAGTCAGCTTTCACATGTCCGCCTTTCTCGATCACTTTATTAACTTCATTTTTTGATTTTAGAGGTTTTAGCGCCATAAATGTACATCTCCTACGTGTTAAATGCGTTTATTGTGTTTATTGAATGCGTTCTAAACACGTTGAAAATATACATTCATACAAAGCTTTCATCTCTTGAGTAGCCTTCTTGTCTTGTACCTTTAATTCGACAACCCCCAGGCCATCAGCTGCAGCATTGCTAAACGCCTTTCTTTGCCCAATACACACCGGAGCGCACTCAATATCGGGACACTCTTTTAACACTTCGATTGCAGCTTCGTTATCTTCTCCTCTAGAATCCGCTTGATTGATTACTGCTAAACAGATCAAATTCGGATTTACCGCTTTTATCTCTGCAATCATCTTTTTTAGTGGCCCAATTGTCCAAATGTCCAACGATCTCGGCTTGAAAGGAATCACAAAAACATCTGCTATCACTAATGCAGATCTTTGGCTTGTAGTGTCTCTTCCCAACCAACAAAACTTTACTTCCAGATTCTGCTCTCATTACAGCTAAATTGGTGGCTATTGTTGTCTTACCACTGCCACCTTTGATTCCTCCGACTACAACGATCATATATTACTCCTACGTTTCTTTTGCGTTTTAAAAACACATTTAATGCGCACTAAATGCGTCGAAAATGTGTTTTTTATGCGCTTAAGGTACGTTTAATTTGCGTTTTAGTCAAGTGCATTTTTCACGTCTAATTTTTCCGAAAAAAGAATGAATAAACCACAACGTAAGTCACCATTAAGAGGAAATAGAAGGCTAAAGTTGTTAAAGGGAAAAACACCCACGACCAAGAAATCGAAAATAATCCCGTCACTTTTAGAGTTAAGAGCATGCTAAATGCGATAAAAAAAATTACCATTCTATTTCTCTCCTTTTTTCACATCAGAAGCTCGCTGACATATCTCTAAAGCTGAAAATGAGTTGTAAGAGTATAGTTTTCCCGTTTCTATGTCATAACAATTGAAATGTTCACCACAAGGAGAGACAAATCCCAGAGTAAATGCCCCTTCAGCCTTTCTCCAACCTCTAAGCAAATATCGTTTAACAACCTCATTAATCTCAGTTAAGGTCATTTTTTCTTCTTTAATCGCTTCTAGAGACGTTCCTTTTTCCTTTTTCTTTGAATTTTTCTCTTCTCTCTTCAATTTTTCCCCACTTTCGATCCTCGAATTCATCGTCTTCCCAAACGAATTCTTCTCTTCCACAATACCAAGGGTAAGTGTCACTCAATTGATAATTAGTTCTCGGCACTCTTGGCATGTCCCTCCGTAAAAAAGTAAATTCCTTCAACTTCAGACTTCTTCACGACTGCATTAGGCCCAATATAGATCCAACGATTCCAAATACCTCCGAGAGTTCTTGCCAACATATCGAAAGCCTCTCGAGTGTTCACGTCAAAAATGACCTTTTCGCCGCCTTTAAACTTCACTAATATCTGTTTCACACAAGAGCTCCCTGATGCGTTTATTTCGTTCTAAAATGTCTCTCACCAAACCTCGGTTTATCTCTTTGGATGGCCCTAAATCCTCGTAAAGAACAGCTTCAACGTGATTTTTCGATTCTTTTACATTAGTAAAATTTAATGTCATTTTGTTTGGCTCTCGATATTTTTTTCGTTGAGGTTCGGAACCAATAGTCCAGGATTTTATCTCGTTGGACTTTGAGCCAAGCGTTGTTCAGAGATTCAAATGAAACTCTTAGATTTTCGATATCGATTCTGAGAGAGCTTCTAGCAGAATTGCTAAGGGAAAGGATGAAATTTTCAATAGCTTTCGACATCTTTAGCAGGATGTCTCGATTAGCTAGATCTTCTTTTGGGATGTCATATTCGAAATTCATAAAGTTCCTTAAACACAATGAAAACCTACTCCGGATATAGAAGTTTTATCCCCTTAAATCCGTTCAAGTCCCACAATGCTAAAAAACTGGATATATGACAAGTTTTATTTTTAATTAAAGCATGATTTTGGGAGGAAAACTATGCTCCCTTGCGAATTCCTTTTTTTAAATAATCGATTTCGTAACGCAGCAAGTCCTCCACATTGATCACCCAAGATGATCTTTTACGGGTCGCCTTAAGAAGCCCTGTACGACATGCGTAATAGATCTTTTGGATCGGAACATTTACCATTTGAGCTGCTTTCTCAACAGAAATAATCCCTTTACTTTCATCGAAAATAGGGCCATCTTTAAAATCGCTATGGAGCAGTCGACTATACCTATTTGCATCATACGCCTCTAAATCCGCTCGAAAAATTCTCCATTGATCATCTATGCGGTAAGCACGCAATCTCTTTAACCTTATGGCCAAGTAGATCGCTTGCCTTGTTACATCTTTTATCTTAGCCGCTTCGCTTACAGAAACATAGCTACTCATAAGTACTTCTCCTTTGTGTTAATTTTCTTATGCACTATGCATTAGGTTTTTTAGAAGCGTTTTTCAATATATTACTTGACTGAAAACGACTTTCTCCTTGGTCAGCCGAATTGTAATTTTATCTTTAAACAACTCATAACCAGATATTTAAAATAAAACAAATAAATAGTGAAATTAAAAAAAAAGATTGGACATACTTAATTCTCAATCAGCCTCAATAAACTCTTGCTAACCCAGAATCTCTTATGGAAGAAGCTCTTTTACAGATATCTCGAGCGCTTCAGCTATCTTATAAATCATAACTACAGAAGCGTTTGCGCATCCTCTTTCGATGTTCCCAATCGCCTGTAAAGAACATCCGATGAGTTCGGCTAGTTTCATTTGAGTCAAATTTCGGGTACGCCTTTTTAATCTGATCATTTCACCCAATTTCTTCAATAATACTTCCCGTCTCATTCTTGCACCTAAGTTAAGGCACAAAAATAAGAGGTATAGCAACTAAAGTATACCAAGTAGACTATATATTATTATGAACACCTATGAAAATTTCTGAAAAATATCGCAAAAAGAGGGGTTTTTGTGTAGTGAAAAGAGAAAAAGAAATAGAAAGAGAAAAAGAAGCAAAAAGAGAAAGACAAAGAAAAAGAGGAGCTAAACCAACCACCCCACCCAACCTCCACAGTTTATAATATTTTTTCAGAACAGTCAAATAAAAACTTTACATAAAGCTGAAGGGACACGGGACAGGGACAGGACATTTGGGGGACATGTCCCGTTTTTTGCCCCCTTCTAAAGCTTTAGTTCATAGAAATTGAGCCCTGGAATGAACAAAAAAGGCTCCAAGTTGTGAAAAATTTTTTGTGAGGTCCTGAATATAGAGTGTGTACCCTCCATGGGGGCAACCCCCCTTGCGCTCCAGAATTTTAGGTTCATTTTAAGAGCAAAAAGAAGTATTCATAATCTCTATTATGGATATTCCTCATCCTCAGCATCTTCTGAAGCCTTCTGAGATGCATAGCTAATGACATTGACTGAAACCTGACCCTTATGTTCGGCTTCAATGTCGATCTTTTCACGCCAGCCGAACCTATTTGCCATGTTGTAATACCAGCTTCTAGAGTTCCCTAGGCATTCTCCATTGGCTTGGCGTCGACCAATTCCCTCCCAATACGTCTTTGATTCGCGTAGAGCTGCGTCTAATTCCTCCTGAATGAATTCTTCTTGATAGACTTTTAGGTACTTTCGAATGCTAACTTCGCTGAGTGGTCCAAAACAATCCAAACTATACCCTGCTCTGACATGGTCGCAAAGCTCTTTGAATATTTTCTTTCTTTCGTTTTTGTCCTCTTCAAGCTTTGCCTGTCTTTCTTTAAGCGTGAGTTTCTTGCCTTTCATATCTTCTCCTGATTGTAAAGTCTTTATTTTACTCCCTCTCTAAACTCTATTCTAAGTGTTATTTTATTGCAACCAACAGAATATATGTATACAGGAATACCGGAAAACAGATAACATAAAAAGCATGCAAAACCAACCTGTTTTGTGAAGTACATTGCACCGTTTAAACGCAACTTATGCACAGGGAAGCAAGTAGCTTTTGACAGGTGTTTAGCAGGTTGGAGCAGAAGACAAAAAAAAGAGGCTACACCCGTGAAGATGATAGCCTCATGAAAACGAAAACAACCAGACTCTGGGCGTGTATGGATCAGATACTTTGCCCATGAAATCTACATAGGTATATTATGCAAGAATTGTTATATTTGCAATTGCAGAATGAGAGAGAGATTTACGAGAAGCGTAAAGCAGAGGGCCGCACTGACTTGCTAGCATCTATGCTTCTCAAAAGAATTGAAAAAAGGATAAAGACTTTAGAGAGGTCGATAGATGCCAAGACAAAAACTAGGCAAAAAATCACTAAACTTGGATGTGCCAGCAGATTTGCACGATATGTACTCAAAGCTTTGTATCGATCTTGGAATCACAAAAACAGATGGCATCGTTCAGTATTTGAGATATCTGCAAAAGCAACACTACAAGCACAGGCAGGTACTCAATGACACATCGCCTCCTGATTTCAAGCTGGATGCTGGAAAGCATTAATGCGTTTCTGGCACAGCTGACACTAAGCAAAAGCGCACCTACAGTTGAAGCATATAAATATGATGTTGGCAACTTTCTTCAGTATTTGAATGAAAGAAAAGTACGGAGGATGTCCTCAATCAAGCCAAACCACATCGTGGAATATCTGAGCTATTGCAAAGCTAAAGGAAAAAGCGATGCTAGCATCAATAGGTATTACATGGCGATACGCGCTTATTGTCGTTACTTAAGACGCAATAAACT